TGATGTTGCGCCTGTAGATGACCAATAATTCCCTGTTGCCCACGCACCAGCAGTTGCGCTAAAAGTTGAGCCTACTCCTAAGCCCCAAGCAACTTTAACTCCTATTCCATTATTTACTACCCAAGCACCTGAAGTTTCACCAGCAATTATTATGGATTTTTGTTCCCAAGTGTTTGCGGCATTTATTGTGAAAGAAAATGGATATGCTCTTGTTTGAGCATTGTTTTGTAATGCCCCACCAAAAGTGCCTGTCAATGAAGATTTAACCCAAAATGAAAGTGTAACTGTTGATGCAGACGCTGTACCCCACGCAAAATCAGCAATGTTATAACCTTCAATTTGTTGCAAAATATTAAATTCATCACCGCTAGTAATAGAATATGCAGATAATGAGGTAATTTTAATAGAATTAACAAACCCTGCTGGCGCAGAACCAGCCTCATAGTTTGAAGCAGAACTATCAGTTGATCTTTGTTGAGTCGAATATTTACCACTTTGTGTAGTGAAATTAACCCATCTATCAACTGAAAATTGACTTGTTCCTGATGGTGTAATAGATGCCCCCGCATTCCTTTGGTCAATCACCATTGCACCATTAATGATGCGGTTCTTAAAGCCGTAGTAACCAGTTGATGTACCTGTGCCGCCATAAGCCTCTGGAACAGTACCAGAAGATATTGCGCTACCGCTGATGCCAGTGGTAGACGCTGTGGTCAGCATCGTGCCGCTTGTAGCTGGCAAAGTCACAGTCACCGTACCCGCTACCGCAGGCGCAGATAGCGTTACCGCCCCGCTTGTATCTCCATTTACAACAACGCTTGCCATATCTTTTCCTTTTCTATTGGACAACCCAGCGTGAACCGCTAGAAAGAGTTACCACCGCACCGCCTGATAGCGTTATCGGGCCTGCTGACATTGCTGAGAAACCAGCCGCTATCGTATAGCTTGTAGCCACTGTTTGGCTGTTGACCACAATGCCGTTGGATGCAACAGGAACCCTTGCTTTAAGTTCACCAGTGCTTGGCTTGTACAAAAGGAACGCATTGCCTGTGAATAAGGTGGAAGCTGAGCCGCTTGTTGCGTTTGCAAACAAGGGAAAGACATCGGTTGCCGTGCTTGTGTCGTTGCTCAGTGCCGCACCACCAACAGAAGCCCATGTAGTTCCGTTGTAACCTTCAAACTCAGAAGTTGTGGTATTAAACCTAAACATACCACTTGCTGGTGTAGGGCGCTGTCCAGTCGTTCCCTTGCTGATTAGTAACGCGCCGGTTGAGGAGAATGTGGAATCCAGCGTAGCAGTCAATGCACCTGTTACAGCAACAGTACCAGTAACCGCCAATGATGTGCCGTTCCAAGTAAGGTTGGCAGAGCCGCCCAGAACGCCTGAGTTGTTAAATTGGACTTGAGTGTTTGATCCGGCCGCATTTGCAATCGTTGAACTGGTCTTGATAAAGTCAACGCCGTTCCAAGCGCAAACAGCAGATTCACCTGCAATGATCGTGACACCCGTTGTTGGACCAACGCCCACCAACTTGATGGATTGCGTGCTGGTCGTCTTGTTGATGACCACATAGGTCTTTGACTGCGCTGGCGCAGTGATTGTTCGCAGGGTTGTCCCACCCGCCGTCCACAAAATAATTGCCTGCCGGGCCTGGTTCGCAGCCCCAGTAGTTGTTGTCAGGGTTACGTCCGCATCGGAACTAAGTGTGGTAGTACCGGCTACGGCCGTGTCTAAAAGGCCAGTAATCTGGTCGTTGACTGCTGTTCCCCACGTATTGGCTTCCGTCCCTGTAACGGGTTGGGCTAGGCCAAGAAGGGTGGTGTAATTGATTGTCATCTTGTTTTCCTCATGCCGCTATGCGCGTCCACACGTTTGTTTGTGCATCATTAACTTCGACCCAACCAGGAGACTGTGAATCATTGACATTTTGCCAGTTAACTGATTGGCTGTCATCAACAATTGACCAAACCAAAACCCCGCCAACCTGGCCAATCCCTTGTACGCCCGTGACGTTGACCCCAACGCCCGTTGCCACCAATACCGACCCAACGCTGCCCGTTGCCGAGAGGCCCACAACCGTGACAACTTGCACGGTTTCGACCACAACGCTTCCAACCGCCCCTGTCGCTTCAACACCGGTAAGGGAGACATTGGCATCCCCAGCAAAGTCAACCGAGCCAACCTGGCCCGTTGCCTCCACCCCTGTCGCAAAGACATCAGCATTCGCAGCAACTGTGGTTGCCCCGACAAAGCCTGTGGCCTCAACGCCTGTGAGGACGACACTTGCTGTGATGCTGACAGAAACCGACCCAACTTGACCTGTTCCAGATACCCCTGTAAGCGATACATTGGCGTCACCCGTGACTGTTGCCGCCCCGACAAAGCCTGTGGCAGACACGCCTGTGAGCGATACGTTGGCATCTGCATTGACCGTGACGGAACCAACCTGTCCTGTGGCAGACACCCCAGTGAGACTGACATTGGCCTCTCCAACAACAGTGGCCGTACCAACAAAGCCGGTGGCTGAGACGCCGGTAACACTGACATCTGCATTTGCAGTGACGGTAACTGCGCCAATTTGTCCTGTTGCAGAGACCCCGGTGACACTGACATTGGCGTCCGTTGCTGCTGTGACCGAACCAACCTGACCTGTTCCAGACAGCGTGACCGCACCCTCACCCCATGGGGCCTCACCCCAGGCTTGACTGCCAAATCCACCAAGTGCAATCCGTACATCGGCCACTTACGCCTCTTAGGCAATACGAAGTATTGCGTTTGTCGCGTCAGCAGTTGGAAAGATGATGGTGAAAGTGCCCGCACTAGAGCTCTTTGAGCCACCAAAATCCAAAATACATACCGAAGGGTCGCCTGCGGCACTGTCGTTGTAAATCATCGCTCCAAAGGCCGTGATCGTGGCACTGGTGAACGATAAATCTGCAAAGTCTGTGAAAGCAGTTGTTCCTGTAGACGTTGGTGTTACGTTTGTCAACGTGCCGCCGCCGGCAGTGTATGTGCCCGATGCAGCCACCTCATTGGTAGCAGTGTATGCAGTTGTTGCCGCTGTAAAAGAGGCACTATTGTCATACATGGCTAACTTGAAAGTGTTTCCGGTGCTAGTCGTAAAGTTGTGTACGCCCCTCATTAGCTCCACTTTGAAGCTGGTACACATGAAATTTCCTGAAAATGCCATTTTTAATCTCCTAACAAATGAACGAGGTTGGAATGTCCTGCTTCACGCAGGCGGATTGCGATAGTTGCCCTATCTTGAGTTACGGCTTCTTCAAGATAGGCTTTGATGACGGATCGCACAGCGCCCCGAAAAGCCACAGCTTGATCTCGAATCGCTGGATGTGATTCACTTCCAACGTAAATAATCTTCTCAATAGCCCGATCGGCCAACTCGTCAGGAGTCCAGCCACGTCCACTAGTGGTAACAACGCTTACGCCGCCCAACAACACAGGGGATTGATTGCCTATCATGGTCCAGGTGTCTCCGATTTAAGTTGAACACGTACCATGCCATCACGATACTCATCACGACGGCGACGGCCTTGCTGCTCAATACCAAGCCCTTGAAGAGCTTGTTTGTAGCTTGCGTCAAAGGTAGCCATCATGTCAGGCGGTCCTTTGGTGTAGCTATACGCTTGGATTAAACAAGCATAGAACAGCGCCTCTGGGGCATTTGTACTGATCCATGTCGTAGTATTCGTCGAAGAAAGCTGTGGAGGACGATAGATATAGCCCATTTCCGCAACAAACGCAGCGTTTGGAGTCGGGGCAATGTAAAAAGTGTTCTGGTCCCACACTGAATAGTATTTTGGAATCCCTGTTGTGGCACCGTTTGGCCAATACTCTTTCATGAAGGACGTATCGCGGAAGTCCAGGAAAATTTGGTCCGTACCTGATGTGATCATCAAATAGCGATGAGTCAAGATATCACTGGGAGCAGACAAAAACTTGTTGCCACTGGTCATATTGCCGGTCACTTCAAGCTTAAAGACATCCAAATCGATGTCTCTCAAAATTCTGTTTTCTGCAAAAGTAATGAACGTGTTTATTACCGCCGGAGTAAAGACGTTCGCGTCCACTTCGGTGTAATTTCTTATGTTTGTTACAAGTTCATCGTATGTCATGATGTTTGCACCGTTACAGAGCCAACCACTCCTTGAGCAATCAAGGCCTTATCCTCTATGTAGGGACGCATGTCATTGGTGTTTCTCGCCGTTCCAAAACTCTGGAAAGCTGAAAAACCAGGTGCCCCTACAAAGACAGATACAGGCTCAATTCTATCTGGCCTTGGCTCATAAAGGGCAATTGCATCGCCCCTATATTTCAAAGGCTCAAGCTGTGGCTCTTTTGGTTCGTAGTCGTCCGGGCAGACCTTAAATCCGCGCCAGTTCTTGCGAAGCACGTTGTACTCATATCGCTGGCCGCAGTAATCACACAGGCCATATGAAAATTTACCTGTTGCGAAGGCCATGCGTTACACCCCTAAGTCAGGAACGAAGTTAACGCTGGCAGTATCCCTGTCTTCCATCGCGGCGCGCAGGAAATCTTCTTCGTAAATAGTCTTAAGCGCGCCCGTACGCTCAGGAGCGTACTTGAGAGAGATGTAATAAGACAGTCCTGATGTCAGGCATGGCAAAAACCTGAAGTTGACGTCTGATGTGTTGGTGTACGTGCCGGCGTCTTGGATACGGCGAATGCGGTAATACACAAACGTGTAGTTCTGATCGGCCGCAGGGTAGAAAAACACCTTTGGTACGTTCGTTCTCTGTACATAGTACTGAGCGGGACGTGCTTGAGTTGTTTTGTCTGGGATATTTAAATACTCAGAGCGACTGATGCGGTCAATTGTGATATCCGTCAAGATGCCCTGGGAGGGGTCTCGAATGACAGCAGACAAAACGTTGACGGTGTCTGTGGCCAACGATATCTCATTGATACCCTGCGTGATGGCATAGGTGGCTTGCTCAATCGTCCAAAGGTTGAGGCCCCTGTTTGCCCAATCCAAAAACAACAGATTGAGAGAACGACGCGCAGACTTAAGCTGGTAGCCGTTTGTGCCACGTATGCCGCATCTCTCAAATGCTTCTTCAATCAAGTCATCGATTGACAGATCAAAGGTTGTTGTTCCTGAAGTTGTCATTCTTTGTATAAATTATCAAAAGTTTGAGACGCATCCATGTACGAGTCATCTTGCTCTGCACAGTGAATCCACTGACCAGGCCTAAAATCAGGGGCACCCTCTCCGGTTTGCCAAAAAGCAGGGCTCGTTACTCGAACTCTATTGTTTGGCAATGCCACAATATTGCCTGTCCACTTGCCCGCATCCGTCAAAGTCAGAACATGACTTTGTTTGTGTTGTGCAGGGCAATCAGCCACTTCGCTCTCCGTGTAGTCCACCGTAAACATGTATCTTCCGGTGTAAAACTCTCCGTCAATCTTACAAAGCCACGGACTAGGGCTTGTACGCGCAAATTTTATTACTGTGTGGGTGTGAGAAGGACAATCCCAAGGCTGTGCCAAGTGTGTAGGCATGCGCTCGGGCCACTCTTCTAGGGGAATATCCCCCACCAACGCAGTAATAGGCATTCTCGCCCACATCGCCCCGCCATGAACGTTCTCTGACCCGTCTACGTGGCTTTCACACCCTGTAAAAACAAGTTGAAAACTCAAGCAACGATCCGGCATGACATTTACTGCAATAGCGTTTGCATGTAAATACTCGCCTTGGTACTTCTGATGCATGTGCGTAAACTCACGTCTAACCCAGCATTTGAAATACGGAATGTTGCTTATAAGATACGACATTACTTAGCGCGTTTGGCCATCTTCTTGGCAGCACCGCCAGCAGCGTAGCCTTTAGACATCATGCCTCCAGACGCATAACCCTTGGCCATCATGCCTCCGCCCATCTTGCCAACGGGCTTGCCCATGGCCATGCGCTTGTGCTCATTAATGTTGCCTTTGTTGGCCATACCACCTTTAGCCATCATAGGAACACCAGTAGAGGTGCTTGTTTCAGAGATCATTTTGTTTTTTGGGCCGCTCTCAACAGCACCACCACCGCGAGTTGCGGCACCCATTCCACGTCCAGCCATGTTATTTCCCCTTTTTCATTGCGCGACCCATAGAGTCACTGGTTTTAGTCTTCATGGCACGTCCAGCTTTATCTGCCATGCCGCCCTTCTTCATTTTGCCAATCTTGTCAGCAGCAAAGGCTGGGACCTTCTTGCCGTCCTTCATGACCATCTTCATCTTTGTGGTTGTCGCCATCACTGCTCCTTACTTTGCTTGTTGAATAAGTTGATCAATTTTTGCTTCAAGACGATTAAAGCGTTGGTCAATGTGGTCAGTAACTCTCTGCACTTCTGTGTTAGTTGCGTAATCACGGGCAATCTCCTCGCGTGTGATGTTTAAAAGTCGTTCAATACGTCTGGTTTCCTCTGCGTTGTCTTTGAGAGCAGCAAATTTTTCCCGAAAGAAAAATCCTAGTGCACCAACAACGACTGACAGGACCAAAGACCAAAGTGAGTTAATGTCCATGTCAGCATTTCCATCTTGCTAGGGCAGCCGCCTTACGGGTAGGCTTGCCTTTTTCATCTTTCATTGGCCCCGGCATACCGGACATTCGAGCGCAAAAAGACTTTTTACGCGCGCCGCCTTTAGGCTGGGGGGCTTTCAAATTACTTCCTGTTGCTGCGTTGTATTTAGCACGGCCTTTGGCAGTCAAACCCGCCCCTTTGGAGGTGGGCAATTTCTCGCCGCGACCAACCGAAAGGGATGGGGTCTTCTTAGCCATAGTAAATGTTCACTGCGAACATGTTGATCATGTAAGCATAGATAGCGTTGACCGCCAAAACACCTTGATCAGGGATGTCAGGGGCATTATTGAAAACGTCCGTGGCAGATACCTCATAGGTCAACAACCAACGGTTGTTTCCGCTGACATAGGCAGCTGCTGGGGTGCCAGTGATGGTCCCTGAGTTGATGTCCGTCAGCGAAAAAGAGTTGGCGTCTATCCGGGTTATGGAATAGTTGCCGTCTGTGGCAGATACACCTAAATTATCCGAAAAGTGAATTCCTACGACGTCTCCAGTCAATAAGCCATGGCCTGTTTTACTGACTGTTACGGTGTTCCCACTGCGGCCATACGTCACGCCTGCGGTCACAGGGGCCACCGTAGTATCAAACATCGCCAACTCTCCCGCGTTAGCAGTGCCCACGAAGGAGAGGCCCCTGATACGGTTGCGGCCCATTACCAGGAAACCACTGGCGTTTATATGCGCTTGTTTTACATTGGTCGCCATAGTAGGTTCCTAGTTAAGCGGTACGTGTGAAAACGTATGCTGTGGCACTAGAGAACATGATGGTGAAACGGGCAAGGCCAGTAGCACCAATTGGAATTGTCAAGTCGCCAAAGCTACCGGGAGTGTCAGCGGCAGCGCTAGACAAAATACCGTTGGTAGCTACCGCAACAGTCACAGCACCTGAAGCTGTGCTTGCGGTGTTGTCAATGTACAGGTCCAGCACGGTGCCTTTGGTGGCTCCAAGGGCAGTACCAAGCGCCGTGCCAGTAGGCAACGTGATGGTTACAGCAGTTGCTGAAGTCACTGTAATGTAACCAGTAGCAACTTCTGCTGCGGTGGCTGTGGCCGTAGCGTTGATTGCGGCAGTTGTGGGGTGGTTCTGGTCAGTGAAGACTAAGTTGGTGGTCGTCAGGTTGGTCACGCTGGTAGTTACACCAAACGTAGCATCAACAGTGACGTTGCCAGTAGTGGGGCCTACAGTAATGGATTGAAAGCCATTTTGCGAGCGAACTGGTCCGGTAAACGTGGTATTTGCCATGATTTTTCCTTACATGCAAGTGAGGTGTTCTGTCTGCATGTCGTCAGCCGGGACTGTCAGAACACCGGAAACCCCGGAATGTGCTCAATATACACCAAAAGAAAAAGGGGCACAAGGCCCCTTTTCCCATTACCTGACTATTAAGCGCCAGGTGAACCGAACAAACCGCGTGGGTCACTGAAGCCGAAGCTGTAGCGCTCACGTGCCTTGTAACGGACGTTGCCTGTGTCGAAGTCGCCTTCAAAGCCGGTCTTCAGGGACACACGTGTGAACATCTTCATGCCGTTAGGTGCGTCAGTCTTGATGAAGTACGCATCTGGATCGGTAAGGAAGTTGTTGACTGTGTAGCCTTGAGGCACCATGCCCATGTTGCGAATGGCGTTGATGTCGTTATCAGCAGTACCAACACGCAAAGTTGATTTCAAAATGCGATCTGCGGTAAATTGCAGTTCCTTCGGAATAATCAACTTCAAGCCTTGGACAGCGATCTTCAAGCCACGCTCATCGGTAAACGCAGAGATGTCAATCAGTGACTGCTCCAAGGAGGTCTCAGACAAGTCCGCTGGGGTTGCCAGCGTGTTGGACAGGTTGGGGCCACTCAAAGTAGGGTGATTGGTTGCGCACAGAACAACACCGTCGCCACCGATAGAGGTAGTGAAAGCACCGTTCAAGATGGCAGCAGCTTTGATCTGCTTGGTTTGAGCCATAGAGCGTGCCAAAGCACGTGTATAGCGAGCGCCAAGGCGGTCATAGAGGTTGTCCTCTACGGCTTCTTCAGTCAAGGAGAAAGCCAAAGCAATGGTCTCATGGGTGTAGCGGGCAGTGTAGACCTCTTGTGCCTGATCGTATGAAACGCCAGAACCTTCAGTCTTCACAGGTGCTTCACCAAAACCCGATTCCATCACCTCTTCTTCAAACGCACGGTCTGAAGTTTCGATTGAATAGATTTGGGTGTGTTGGTTTTCGTAGTTTTTATACTCAAGACCGAACAAGGCGTTTAAGCCTGGCTCAAGTTCCTTTACGAGTTGTGCGCGTGAAATTGCCATTTATGTTCTCCTTATTGACCAGCAACACCGGCACTACCGTACACGTGTTCGTTGATCTTGACTACCACCACGGCAAAAGAGCCGTACTCGTTACTTGGGACGTTGTACAAGCCAACGGTCTTCAGGTTCAAAGCGGCTGAAGTAGCAAGCGTAGAAGAGTTCAGTTCCATGGTAGAGACACCAGTGGTGGTGCTTCCGCCTGTACCGATTACGTCTGCATTCTTGCCAACATCCGCAGCAACAAAACCTGCATCACACTGAACCAAGAACAACTGACTAGGGTCGTCAATCACGTCGGCAATGATCTTGCCTGAAGTGATGTTGACAGAACCTGGATAGAAGTTCTTAAACGTGGGCTTGCCGGTGGTGGGATCAATGTAGCTGCAACCGTTAAACACGCCTACCGCAGCAGTGTGTGTAGCTGGAAGAAACCGAGTGATAAATCCCGCTGAAAGGGCGACTAGGTCGCCTTGGAAGATTGTTCCAGCTTGGCTATCAGCAATCTCGTATCCGTACTGTTTCTGAGCACCAGTAGCGGAAAGATTGCCAATAGGACGCAAGCCGAAAGCCTTGTCAATATTAGCCATTTGATAATTCCTTTAAGAAAATGATTATTCAGCAGCCTTGGGGCCGCCAAAAGTGACGCGAGACTGTCGGGTAGGTCGTTGAATCTTCATTGAACTGTGAGCATTGCTTTTCATCAACTCGTTATCCGCAGCTTGCATTTGGTCGCTCGCACGCTGGTGGTAATACGCATTACGCTCCTGTACGCTCTCTTCGGGAATACGTGCTAAGAGAAGACCTCCCACGCTGATAACACCAGCATGTCGGCCGTCTTCAACAGATGGGACAGGGAAGTCAGGATATTCATCCGCACGAACAAGCTCATAACCCTCTCGGATTTTGCCTGCTACGTTCGTACGATCTTCCTGACCGCCAACTTCTGCACGAATCCATCTGTGCCGTGTTCCCTCCAGAGGAGGTGGGGCATCTAGTCGAGAAGGAGGAGCCCAGGGCTTGCGGCGTGTTTCGCTGTCGCGAGTTGTAGCGCTACGCGCTTCACGATTTAAAGTGGGTACAAGCTTATCTGTCATCTCTTACTCCTTAACGTACTTGGCGTATTCCTCAAGAGGAACACCTAACTTTTTGGCCATCGCAACTTGACTCGGTGAGAGCCTCACAGTGCGGCGTGCTGAACTATTCACTCCCGATGAACGGGTTGCAGGAGCCACCGATTGCACGTTTCTGGTGGTACTGTTGTTTTGCGCTTGAGGAGAAAATTTCCGTGGATAAGTGCTTCTCATGCGTTTATCGAGCTCATCATAATACTCATCTGACGATCCGTCAAATCCCTCGTTGATAACGAGTTGCTTGTGGATGCCCCAGGCAGTATTGGTCATGACCGTATCTTGGCCATACCAAGAGTTCTTCTCCATCCAGTCTTCCAACTTCGGGTCTACCTGAGCAGGTTGCTGGTATTGAGGCTGCTGTTGCTGATACTGGGGCTGCGCTTGCTGAACAGGTTGATTCTGTTGCTGCCTTACGTAGACTTCGCGGCGCTGATTCTCTTCGGCCACCTGGCGCTGTTCGTAGATCAAGTCGGTCATGCGCTGATTGGCTTCGGTCTCAGTGTCGATGTCGCCCTCTTCGCGCGCTTTGCGAATAATCTGCTTTAAGGCCACGACCTGAGTCTCAATGCGGCCTTTGGCTTCATGCAAACGCTCCTCGTCAGTGTGAAACATCCGCTGTTGCATCTGCTGTGCTTGCGCTTGTACGCCCTTGGCGTAGGCAATGGCAGCCTCTTCACGGCGTTGTGTCTCGCGTAAGCGAGCGGTCAGTTTGTCAATGCGCTTTTTAACACTTTCGCTGTATTGATTAAGCTCACTGTCAGGCTTTTCAGCGTCGTTGATACTTGTTTCAACATTAGGAGCAGGGTCCTGCTCCTGTACTTTGGGCGACTGGCCATCTTCTCCCATGTCAATATCTACAGGCTCTTCGCCTTCGCCCAACTTAAATTCCAACTCTTGTTGATCATTCATGATAGCTCCTTACATGTGCAGAATATCTTCAGGGCTGTTTACCACCCCGATGATTTCGTCGTCGTTGAGAATTCGGATTTCTCCACCATCAATCTGGATGCGAGAACCTGCGTATCGACCAAAAATAATCCAGTCACCTTCCTTGCACCAAGCTCCATCGGGGAACTTTGATTCGTCCGCATAGGCAAGGGCTCCCGTCTTCAAGACGTAGCCACAGTTGGTTGCAAGTTGAGTTTTCTTTTGGGTTTCTTCGGCCAAGACGATGCCACCTTTGGTCTTTTCCGCGCCACGATAGGGCAAGACGGCTATGCGCCAGCCTGTGGGGGTGGGAATGCGGTCTCGGACAGCTTGTTCCAGCTTCTCAGGGTTAAACCCCTCGTCCGTATACGCATCATCAAGACAAGGGCCTTTTGCATCTGCCTCTTCGCGCCACTTGCGCTCTAAAGCAGTCATGTTCTCTTCAACTTCCATGGGCATCTCCTCTGTGGTTAAAAATCATCGGTAGTCCTTTGTGACAAGAGGTCACGAACGGCTTGATCGGCAAGTTTTAATCCTTCGAGGCGTCCCATCATGAAGCGATATCGCTCCATATCAGTAATGGTGCCACTCAAAATGATAGCCTCCGAGTCTTCTCGGAGCTTTCTTAATTCTTTTACAACAGCTTCTGCAAATTCGAGCATGGTATTTCCATGAAAAGCAGGTGGTACAAGGCCCCACCCGTTGGCAAGTGCTTACGTCTCAGTATATATCAACTGGGCGATTGCCGTCTCTCTTCTTTACAACCATAAAAGCGCCACCCTTCTTGGCCTCTTTTGGTTTGCCAGGCTTGTTGGATTTACCGGCAGTAGAAAGAGCAATCGCAACGGCCTGTTTCACGGCTGCGGACTTGTTCTTCGGCTTGCTGGTTCCAATCTTTCCTTTTTTCTTGTATGCGCCAACCATCTCTCCAATGTTGGCGCTTACTGTTTTGCGACTTGAACCTTTTTTAAGCGGCATTTCGGCCTCCTTGAGCGGGTGGTGTGTTTTGTGTGGCGTTCATGCGCTCGCGGGCTACGCCGGCCCGCAGTTGCGCAATGTTCTCTTGTGACTTTACACGATTTTGCTGCGCCTGAGCATTCTGCGCAATCTTTTGTTGGTCGAGTGCGAGCTTTTGCTGATCCAACGCAATCTTCTTGTCGTCGTTCTCGGCGCGCTGTTGCAATTCCTGCTTCTTGAGCTCAACAAGTGGGTCGCCCTGCTCTCCGGACAACTGGTTTTGCATGTCCCGAACCTCTTGCATGAACAAGGCAATCTTCAACGCCACCATGCCTTCCTTTTGGATAGGAGAGACGATGCCATCAGGGTCCGTGCCGTAGTTCTGGAACAGTTCTGCCTCCACTGCTTCCTCCGCTTTGAGTCTCACGTGGTCCAGGATGTGCTTTTGCAGGGCCGTTGCGGCCATGGGGTTAGCCTGGAGGATAGGAGACAAGCCCATCATCAGGTGACCGGCAATGTGCGCGTCATGCTGCTGTCCAGCAAAGGCCTTTAGACGCATGTTGTTGAGCACGTCGCTGTTTTCACTGGCCGGGTCCTTGGGCATCTGGGTGTTTTGCGGCAACAAGATGCCGTCGATGTCTCGGACATTGAGCGCGGAGTACACGCGGTAGTACGCTTCGTACATATCATGCATTTGAGGCGCGCTTTGAGCCATCTGCAACTGCGTTTGGGCCAAGGTGATGCGCTGGGCAGAGCTAAAGATGTTGGGGTCAGCAACAGGCAGCACCGCCACCATGTTGTTAAAGTCCTTCTTCTTGATCGAGCGCGCGCCACCCGGTACATCGTACGGATAGTTGTCCGGCATGTACTCGCCAAAGCCCTTGGCAAGCATCTTGAACTCAAGACCTTGGGCATAGTGCAGGCGTTTGTGAATTGCCGACATAACAATCGAGCCACGCTCAAGCAATGCAAGGGTTGTCCCTACCTGTGCGTTCTGGTTTGCGTCGCCAACCTGCATATCTGCAGTGCTGGCCAGGCGTTTGCCCGCGTCAACCAGGAATCCAAGCAATGCAAACAGAGCTTGGCTCGGTTCTTTGTAGGGTAAAGGCAACAAAGAGGCCTGGAGTTCCGCGCCGCCGGCGTCAATGTCTCGCCATTCGCCTGGTTGGATAGGACTATCGTTGTCCGCGATCCGCGCGCCCTTGGCCTTGAAGCCAGCAGGCAAGTTAGAGAGCGTTCCCGCGTCCAGAAGCTGGCGCAGAGCACTGGTTGCACCCTTGGACAAGCCACCGACCATGTGAACAAAGCCCATGCCGTACGCGCCAAGGCCTTCGACCAACACGTAATGCACGAAATAGTCCTTGCGCACCTTCAATTCGTCGTCTTCGCTCCAGTTTCTGCGCACGCCGACCACTTGCAGGCTATCTTCAAGCATGGTGACAACGTAAGGCAAGCGAATTTTGGTAGGTTCGCCGTCTTCGCTCTTGTCTTCAAAGCCAGGGATGTCCAAATCCACCTGCATTTCCAACAAAAATACTTCTTCGACGTCGTCAGTGGGCTGCACACCCGTAACTTTGTCCACGGCTTCTTGAATTTGCGTGGTGTCGGGCAGCATGGTCTGCGATTCAACGTCCACATCCAGGTATTCGCCGGCCACAATGCGCTTTCTGAACTCATTTGAGTCCATTGCAATGCGGTGCGTGATCCGTGGGCACTGGCTCATGACGCTTGATCCGTTATACGGGATGTAAACATCGTCGGCCAAACACAATTTGGAGACCATGCGGCCCAATTGGCGGTCGTAGTACACCTTCTTAAACGAGGAACCGCCGTATCCAGTGTAGAAAAGCAACTGATCAAACTCAGGTGTGTACTCTTCCATCACCGAAGTGATCTGGTAGTTCATGAAATCTTGCACGCGAGATGCCTGTTGGGTCTTTTCTACCGTCTCACGGCCAATGACTTGCGTGCGAACAGGGCCGCCAGCCGGCATCAGTTCTTTAAAAGCCTGTGCCTGGAACTGCACGATGGCCTCGGTCAACATAGGATGGGTCGCGCCCGACGCGCCCCTGAACGGCTTGGTGCGTTCTTCGAGCTTTAAGCCCAGCAAGTCCATGCCCTTGGAGTACATCTGCTCCCAGTCAGAGCGTGAAGACTTGTCAGCCTCGAACATCGCGCCGACATCCATGGCGATCTGACTCAAGTCATCCTCATCAATGACCTCGGCAAGGTTGGCGTAGAAGTCAACTTCATCCGCATCGTCTTCACTCATGTTGATAACAGCACTGCCGTCGTCTTCCAACACGATCTCGATGTCGGGCATCTCTTCCTGATCAATGATGATGTCCAACTGAGGGGCTTGGTTTACTGCTTTGTCTATGGGCATGAAGGTTCCTTGTTACGTGTGCGCCTTGATGAAGGCTGTATTCTTATCCACTGAGCCACCTTTGGCCAGCCCTAATTCTTTTCTAACCGCTTGGTTCTTGGTAAATTCCTCTTCATTCCTAACAACCCTATTGTCCTTAAACTCAAAAAAATTATCTTTAAGAACTCTTTGTGTTTTTGCTGGAAGTGCAGTAACGTCTTTTATAGGCAACTTATTCACTAAATCGGCTATTTGTTCTGCGTAATTCTTGGACAACTCATTTGCAGTTAATGGGCCATTGCCTGTTAGTTCAAGAATCTGGCTTCTTTGCTTCTGAGGAACACTTGATTTACCGGTTCCATACTCAACTGTAACATGAGGGGTGTGGTTCTTGTCGTACAGGGCGTAAATCTCTACTTCACCGCTGTCCAAGGCACGCCGCCCACGGCCCAATGCGCCGTAGACATCACTGGTTGCGTAGCTTCCCACAGAATTGTTCATGCCTGCTGCAATTGATTTGACGCCATCAGGATCGGTGACCTTGACCCATCTCATGTCGTTGACGGTGGGCAGGAAATCTGTAACCCCAAAGAGCATGGCTTTTGCAGGTGGAGGTTTACCTTGTTGCAATAGCGACTTGACCTTGGTAAGGTCTTTTTCTATTTGTGCGATTTCTTGGGTAGATGTATACGCCTTCTTTAAAAAGTCGGTGAATCCCATGCTTTTTAAATCTTTAGTTGAAATCTTATTTGCTTCTTGTAAAAGTCTGTCAGCGTTAAGGCCAAGGAGTTTTAAACTGCCATACAAATCTGCATCTAAGATTGGTTGGTTTTTATCTATTGCTGCTTCCATTTCAGGCAAGTAATACCCACGAGGAAGAGTTTCCATCTTATCAAGTTGTTCATTGGTAAGCGCCGGTCCCTGTGGATTGACCATGGCCTTTGTTGCAGCGGGTCCCAAGTTTGGATATCGTGCCAAGTCAAGATCAGATGTAGTGCTTTGTCTTGCAAACACAGTACGTGCAATATTAGGCTCTAGTACCGTGGAAAAAAGATTAGGATTTTCTTTGAGTTTTAGTCTTACCTCTTTTGCCGCTTTTGCCACGCCATCGGGACCGGGCAATGGTTTTTTACCTGCGTAAGCAAGTAGTTGACTGTCGGGGATAGTGTCAAGATTGTCTCTGACACTTTCAATTATTTGACTTTTAAGCGTACTGGCAGCGGGCACTGGTTGGCCTTGGCGGTAAGGCACAGTAGCCCTTATATCTATCATGTCGTCATAGTTCTTCTCTAACAAACGCAAGGCCTGTATATTTCCCTGTGCCGCCTGCTTGACCAAGACCTTGGGAAAAACATCTCCCATCTTTGAGTCCATGTCAAATTTAAAGTCTCCGCTCAGGATGTCCGCTCGTAACGGGTCTTGGATACTGCCTGCTTGTTTACTGTAGAAATCTTTTGCCTTCTGGTTAAACATCTGGAACAAGGCGTCCCGCTTTTCTCCGGACTCCATTTCCGTAATCTTCTTCAAGACAGGCTGCAAAGACTTATCTACACCCGACAAGATACCAAACGTATAGTCCTTGTTTCCTGTCTCGGTCTTCCATCTGTTGTACTTTTCCCCAAGAGACTCTCTCTTTGGACCAAGGCCAAGGAACGATCCCTTCTGCTTATCGTCAGTGTTTAACCACGACACAAAGTCTTCCGGCAAGTCAGAAAGCTTTGTGTTGTTTATTTCCTCGGCAGTTTTTTCACCCATCCCACGAGAGGTTGGGAAATATCCGCCGGGTGGGCGAGAGATATACATGGGCTGCGGAGTGATGCCACGCAGTGGGCCTTCGTTAAACATGCCACGCTCGACTTGACGGGCAGCTTCCTTGCCAACAGCCTTGACGCCCTTCTCGACAACCGGGCCTACCTTACGCGAGACGCCGGCTGGGTTGGTCAAGTTAGACAAGAGTTCGCCCGCTGTGTAAAAACCCTTGGCTGTCGGGTCGGCAGGAGGCTCTGGTCGCACGCCGGCCTTGGTCATCTGCTGCTTGATCCAGTCACTGCCCATGACAGGGTTTTTTACGCCGTAACCAAATGGCGTCATGATCAGATTGGAGATGTCCCGAGGAGCACCCAGAAGATCGTAGGGCAACTCGGTCACGCCCTTGGCCATGTTTATGTAGGCTTCGCCTGTGTCCAGTTGCTGACTGATTGGGCCCCGCTTGCGGTCCTTGCCCATAAACACACGTGACTTGGGCGCATAGTACTGATTGAGTGCGGCCTCGTCAGCGGCCAAACGTTCGATCTGCTGAGGCGTGAGCCGTTCTCCGCTGGCGGGTGAACCTTCCGCGCGATAGACGGGGCCTCCGTCTGCGTACTTAAAAAATTTCCGCAAAAACGTGGGAACTTTCTCGAGTCCTTTCGGACCCTTATCGATGTCGCGCTGGGCAAGGTCTAAAAGAATTTGAAACTCAGTTGCCGCTGTTGGGTCCACGTGCAAAGGGGCACGGTCCTGAAGCATTGGCCCCGAAAAGGCTCCCACACCGTGAGCAGCAATTTCTTCTGGGGTAGAACGATAAAAACGATTGCCCTGAGTCCACTCATAGTCGGCACGTTTAGCAGGCTCTAAACGGTTTCTGCCCTCAGGTCCCACCAGCTTTTCATAGGCCTCAGCAAACTTAGTGCCCTTGTAGCGTTGCTCAATGGCCTGCTGCTTCATCTGCCTGTCCGCAGCATGCGTTATCTCATGCGCCAAAAGTGCTGGCCCGATGTCTTTCTTGAAATCAGAGGCAATAACGTCTTTGTTGACCTTGATAGTTCCACTGCCTAGCGGAAGTCTCACTGAATTAAATTCCGCGTTTGCCTCATCAGGCAGGAACCGGCTGATCTTTATGTCAGGCATTTGCCCGCGAGAATTCAAGTACTTCTCAGTAGCACGGTACATCTCGTTTTCCCGGGCCTTGTTTTGCATGGCTTCTAGCGCCTTGGCTTCTCCGTCAACAGGGGAACCACCCGCGCGATAGACAGGGCCACCGTTGGCAAAGGTTCTTGCCATTAAGGGGCCAGACTTCTCTAAGGTAGGCTGATCAAACATCACCGTATTAAACGTCGGCTTCATCAAGCCCTTGCCGGCTCGTTGTGCTGCTTGGGCCTTGAGCTTGTATGCCTTTTCCAAAGCATCATATTGCGACCTGGCGGTAGCAATCTGTGTCAACTTTTCTTGTTCCGTGGGCGGCGCACCAAGCTCAGGAATGGCAGGAGACAAGTCGCCCATGGGCATGCTCATTTCCTTTGCGCGCTTTGACTTGCCACCACCACCACCACTCTTTGTCGATAACTG